ATCGTCGTCCCCTAATGACACCTTCATAATATGTGTAGGTGCATAGATAGAACGAAACTCATTAGACTTGCCTTTACGTTTAGCATACTTAGCAAGAATAAACTCGGTAGGCAAGATGTCCTCTTCAATAAGCCAGTTAGCATCTGTTAGGTCTATTTCCTTGGCACTGGGATCTACATGAATCTCAAATGGGGATTTGACCTTAGCGAAGGGACCAGAAGGCTGCAAGATGTCAATACTCTCTTCTAGAGCCTGTATCTTACCCTCAATCTCGACGATCTTCTTGGTATCTTTAGCTTTCTCTAGCTGAGTGGAGAGTTTAGATAGGTCTTCTAGTGCTTGTTCACTACTCTCTTGCCTCGCCGTCCAACCAATCTTAATCCAAGCCCGGTTAGTAAGAAGACAAGTGACAACACACCTCTTAGCTTTAGGTTTGAGATTGATCCCAGGAGTTGCCTTACGTCCACCAATGACATTGACAAGTCTCTCGGTAATTGTAGCTAGTCTCTTCTTGCTTTCTACATTAGAAGTAAACTCTGCTTCTGGGTTCCTAGAATAAAGGGCTGGGACCATAGTAGTAACATTCGCAAAGACTACGTTCTCTGTTTCCGTTATATTGGAGTTGAGCTTCTGGTTTCCCAGTGTATTGCCTGAACCGAATTCCTGCCTCACACGATGAGATAGTTGATCGTTTTCAAAGTACCTAATAGCTTCAGACCAAGCTTCCCTAACGTCTTCTGTATGAGACTTAGACTGTGAGACACGAGACTTCCACATCTTGCCGGTAGACTTAGAGACAGGTATCTTACTGTCTCCTACTACACGATAAGAAGGTTCTCTCCTTTTACGCTTTCTAACTGGCTTGTCGTCACCAAGAGATTCGTTGATGTTAGCATCAACGTCTGTGGGTATTTGTTCTTCAGCCATTCTATCTTCCTATCTAGGAGGGTTGTTATGCCCAAGCATAGGGTTCACCTGTCTCGGCCTAATTGCTACATCAGTCCTATTTAAGTTCTCTAACAAAGCATCAAACTCTGCTGATTGTTGTTGTGCAGGAGAGGCTACCTTAGCCGGGGAACTACCTCTAAATGGTAATGTCCCTTGTGATCCTCTAGGCATCTGACTAATAGAGCCGAGTAATGCTTCTAATTCCCCTAGCCGTTCAGGACTAGGACGTATATTCTTCTTCTCACTACCACGGATTATCTCTGCCAGCTTAGAAGCCTTGCGCCATACAGGTAGGAACTGTTCCTTGGGAACTAGGCCACGTAATTCTTCAAACAAAGCCATGATCTCTTGCACACGGAATCCAGCCTGTTCTTTAGTAACAAAGTCCTTGATGATATCTCCTAGAATTGGACTACTACTAATATCTCTAGCTGTTCTAATGCCGCCCTATCTTTAGCAGAGCCACCTGTAGCTGAGAACTCATCGCCAGATAATTCATTGTTAATTCTTCTTGCTTTATTAAGAGGAACGTCACCACTAAACTCCTCAACAGCATCTCTAGCTAAGAACTCACCTGATTCTCTATTCTCTTGAGCAATAGCTTGGTTCTCTCTTGCTAAGTCCTCTTCTCTTTTAACTCTACCCTTGTCTTCGGCTTTGTTAATACGAGCAATAGCGGTACGTTGCTTCTCTCTTGCATCACGAAGCTTCATTATCTTACGCTGATCACCAGCATCAAGTCGATTGAAATTGGCAGGTAGGTCTACTGTCTCTTCTAGTCCAGACTTTCCTTCTGAAACCTTCTCACTACGACGAACAAGACGATTTAACTGTGCTTTGTCACTAGCACTAGTAGGACCAACCTTAGTCCTTGACAATCTAGGATCGGATAATGACTCCCTATTAAATGTAGTAGGCTGTGTCTCTTCTCCTATTCTGGTCTCAGCTTGTAGTGAGTCATCTGCCTTGTTACCTCTAGGCATATATTTTTGTTCGCCGCGAATTATAGCATCTCTACGGCCTCGTTGTACTCTCTTCCTACCTGCTACCCCTGTCTTAGACGGTATAATAGTTGCTACACCTTTAGGATCAACTGCAAACTGTGTTTCGGCTCCAACAAAGGACCGTTTAGGCTTTACCTTAGCTAATTCAGCATTCACATTCTGTTCTGCTATATCAGAGATAACTTCAATTGGCTGTTTAGCAACTATTGGATCTTCAGCTTTAAGGCGTTTGACTTCCTCTTCTATTGCATTAACTCTAAACTTGCCTGGGACATCATGTTCCAAAGCAGTACCTTCGACATCGATATCAAGTCTACCAGATTGAGATTGCGCCTTAATCTTGCCAGGAGTCTTACGAAGAGAACCAGCTTTCTTACTAAGCTCTATTGCTTTAAGAAGTGTAAGTAATGCACTAGCCATATCTTATACTCCGACGTTCTTCATTAACGTCGCGCTCTCCCCACTGATACCAGCCAACTTTCTTTGGATCTTGTTTAACCATCAACTTGGAGATGTTAGGACGATGAGACAACATGTACTTAGTAGTGTCCATAGCGTGGTCGTCTTTATCCATAGGCTTATCTAGTTGCTCACCCATTGGATTCTTCTGCCAGTAGTAGTCGCTTATTTCATTGATCCACCATTCTAGCTTATCTGAGACATATAAGTAAGGAGCATTGTACTCGCCAGTGATTGGGTTCTGATGGTTTTGCTGTGGAAGTAAATACTGATTAACTTTAACAATACCATTCAATATATCGTTGTTACCTCTTGTACATATAATGCCATCTTCTAAGAACATATCACTGATTGCTTTACCGACTAGCTTCTTACCAGCACTCTTGCGTCTGAAGATGTCAGGATCGGCAAGGATCAAGTTAGAAGTATCAACGCCGTACTCATCCCGAGCAGACTTGATAGCATTAATGTGATCGTCAAGTGGAGCTTCTTTCTCGTAAGCCCCATCCATAAGGAACACATTACCGAAGTTATCGACAAAACCAAGAATATAACAAAAAGGAACAGCAAGTCCATAGTCATATCCTTCTAGATAAGTAATACCAGAAGTCTTTAATTGTAATTGCTTATAGTAGTTGTGGATAGCATGATGGCTCATAATGTGCACGTTTTCGCTGAAGGATGGATATACTAAGCCTTCATACGAAGCCCACTCTCCCATAAGGAACCTTGACCGCATCTGTCCTTTATAAGAAGCCTCTAACGTCTGGATAAAGTCTGCTTCCAAGTTATCCTTATTCTCGTAAGTAGAGCCTTCAAACAATTCGATAATAGGTACAGGTAACCTATCGTCACCGCGAAGTATACGTCCTTCACTGTCAGTTTTGCATAGGAGCTTGTCATTAACAACCCCGAGTTTTAAATCATGTAATGGTTTAACCAATTCACGGTATACCCAATTCCTAGTAGGATTACAAGTGAGAACGAAAATACGAGGCCCACTATCAGGCATAGTATCGTCTGTACCTTCATAACGAGTCATCCCTCTGAGTCTACCTAGAAGATCTAAGAAGTCCTTGTGTACAATCTCTGGGTCTTCCATTTGGTCAACAACTATCCAATCATAAGTAGCGGACAACAAGTTAGACGTTGTAGACTCGTTGCCTAACTTACCTTGCTGTGCAATGTATCGGAAGTTGATAGTCGTACCATTCTTCAACGTACAGGTATTACTAGCATTCGCGCTTTTAGGGAAACTTTCAATCCAATCAGTTGGGCACCACTTTATGAACTCTTTACGAAGCGTGTCATTAAGTTTAGGATATGTTGACCTAGCCATAAGGCCGTTCGACCCAGGATAATCTTTCGCAAGTTGTATAGCTTTGATACATGCTCCAGAAGTTTTACCATTAGCAAACCCGCCACCAAAGAGTTGAATCTTGGCTCTAGACTTTAAGAACCTATCCTGTAGACTCTCTCTTTGTAGTCTGAATGTAGCCATTGTTACTTAACAGCAACCCAATCGTCATTGGTAAGTGTATCGTCGTCCATGTCACCGTCAACACGCTTGCCAACATAGTTAGTATCACTAGCTACATCGTGGGCAATCTCGCCTATATAAGAAGGAACTACGTTAGCGATAAC